AAGGAGAACCCGCCACCCCCGCAAGGCAGGGCTGCGGGGGTTGGACAGGGTAGGGTTTAACGGCCATGTGCGCCGCGTAGAGCCACGCAAATAAATTTGCCTAGTGCCTTTGACCAAACAAGGCTGAACAGGCCTGTATCGGGCTTGTGTGACCTTGATGTTTTTGCCCTTAATATAAAAGTGCAGTTCAATGGCGTTTATCCGTTACATTCTGGTTTAAGATGTACGCATGAAATCAATTCCTGCTTGCGTTGAGTGTGGCCTTGAGCTGCGCCTGCAAGCCAGGCGTGATGCAATCTTTTGTTCTACTCGATGCCGCGTGCAGTCTCACCGCCAACCTTTTCCGCTTGAGCTAACTGATCGCCGCCGTTGGATTAGACACTCACGTTCAAAGATTCCATTGACGATTTGGGATGGCATCGCCAAGGTCAATGATGCAAGCACTTGGAACTTTTACGAATACGCCAAGCAATCAAAGGCTGGCGTTGGCATGGGATTTGTTTTCAACGGTGATGGCATTATCGGCATTGACCTTGACCACGCCTTTGCAGATGGCCAGTTGAAAGATTGGGCGCAGGCAATTGTCACAGTCTTTGGTGATACCTACATGGAACTTTCACCATCAGGTAACGGCATCCACATTATTGCTAAGGCTGAGTTGTTTAGTGCCCGCCGCTTTGCAGTAGCAGATGGCGGCATTGAGATTTATGCAACGGGCAGATTCTTCACAATGACGGGCAAGCGATTCAATCGCGCACCTAAGAAACTCAAGAAGTTTGATGACCCAGTGAGCAGCGTGATGAACATAATTGATTCAGTCAATTTATCGGGGGCGATAAATTCTTAAAAAAATGAGGTAAGCGTGTCAGGTCCACCACCAAAGCCAAATGAAGTCAAGCGCCGAAATGGAAATCCTGGCAAACAAAAGCTGCCTAATCTTGCAAACGTCATTGCCTTGCCGCAAATTGCAAGCGCACCGTTGCATCTGTCAGATACTGGCCGCAAGTTATGGCTTGAGATTCGTGAGATGGCACCGTGGGTTGCAACCAGTGATGCCAAGTTGCTCATTGAACTTTGTGAAAAGATGGATAAGAAGTATGCGATGCAGGCGCAAATGGGGCAGTCAGATTTTGTGTTGTACACAGACAAAGGCTACGCGTATGCAAACCCATTGTTTTCCATGTTGAACACAGTTGAAAACGATATTGTTAAATTGCTTTCATTGCTTGGCTTAACGCCAGCAGATCGCAGCAAGCTGGGGGTCGCTGAAGTTAAGGTTAAGGGAAAACTCGAAGCCTTACTTGAAGCGCAAAAAAAGAATGGCTGAAGTTGCTGGATGGCCACCACGTTGGCTGACTGAAGTTCCACTTGAAGATCAGATGCGCGGCGATGGTGATTTGTATGCCAACTTTGCTGAAGCAGTGTGCAGAGTAACAAAAGATTCTGTTGCTTCCCCTGCCGGTAAGTTACTTGAACTGCGCGGATGGCAGAAAGAATTGCTACGCCACACACTTGCCCGCCGTGAAGATGGCAGATTTCGCCACCGCACTGCCCTTGTTGGTATGGCAAGAAAGAACGGTAAGAGCGCATTGGCAGCATCAATGGGCCTTGCAGGTTTAACTCTTGGCGGTAATGGTTCAGAAATTTATTCTTGCGCAGCAGATCGAGATCAGGCCCGCATTGTTTTTGGTACTGCAAAGCGAATGATTGAGCTAGATGATGAACTTTCTTCAATGTTTACTCTCTATCGTGATGCAATTGAGTTTAAAGATAAGGGCAGCGTTTACCGCGTACTATCTGCAGAGGCGTATTCAAAAGAAGGTTTGAACCCTTCGCCTCTTGTTATCTTTGATGAGGTCCACGCCCAACCTTCATGGGAACTTTGGAACGTGCTAAGCCTTGCCGGTGGTGCCAGAGCCGATTCACTTCTCCTTGGCATCACAACTGCAGGCGTTAAGACACAGAGCAACGGCCAAGATTCTCTTTGCTATTCGCTCTATCAATATGGCCAGCAAGTTGTTAAGGGCGAAAAGCAAGATTCAACGTTTTTCTTTTCATGGTGGGAACCTGAGACACCTGAAGCTGATCACCGCAACGAATTGATTTGGGAAGAATCAAACCCAGGTTATGACGATTTGCTAGACAAAGAGGAAATGCAGAGCGCAGTTTTGCGCACACCTGAAGCTGAATTTAGAACCAAGCGCCTCAATTGTTGGGTCAGTACATCGGTTGCATGGCTGCCAACGGGTGCATGGGAAGCCCTTGCAGACAAAGACAGGTTTCCAGAACAAGGCGAAGAAGTCATTTTGGCATTTGATGGTGCCTTTTCTAATGACTCAACTGCACTTGTTATGTGGTTATTGGGTGGGGAAAAGCCGCACCTTATGGTTGTTGGATTGTGGGAGCGCCCTGACGATGCAGAACAAGGTTGGCACATTCCTGTTGCAGAGGTCGAGCAAACAATTGTTGACACCTTTAGAGATGAAAGATTCAACGTCAGAGAAATTGTCTTTGACCCCGCACGATGGCAGCGAACTTTTATGGTTCTTGATGAAGAAGGCTTGCCAGTTGTTAGTTACCCCAACAGTGCTGCAAATATGGTACCCGCCACACAAAAATTCTATGAAGCAGTTGTAAACGAATCGTTCACCCATGATGGAGATGAGCGCCTTGCAAGACATGTTGCAAACTGCGTAACAAAGCAATCAAGCCGTGGCGTAATGGTTGCCAAAGCTAGTAGCCGCCGCAAGGTGGATGCTGCAGTTGCCTCAATTTTTGGCTACGACAGAGCAACACAACCTGCAGAACCACCGGCACCAGTTGCTAGGTTCTTTTCAATTCAAGTCTAGGGAGTCAAATGAAGAAGATTGATCTATCAATTGTGGTTGAAGTTGCAGGCGCGAGCCTTGCAGCAGTTGGCCTTGCGATGGTTTCAGTTCCATTAGCTCTTGTTGTCTCAGGTGTTTTTCTAGTATGGATTACAGAGAAGGCTAACTGATGAGTTTATCTAACCGACTGCGCAGCAATAGTCAAAAGCGCTCAATCAATAATCAATACATTGACCCAATCGTCCCTGGTCGCGCTTTGTATGCCGCAGATTCAGGTGTTGTCATCAACTCTGAAAGCGCAATCCGAATTTCAACTGTGTATTCCTGCGTGCGCCTCTTGGCCGACACTGTAAGTTCATTGCCAGTCAGTGCTTATGTGCGCCGTGGTCGCGCCCGTCTGCCGTATGCAACAGTTTATGGTGAGCAGCCAACTTGGGTTTCAAAGCCAAATGCAGAAACAACGCGCCTTGAATTTTATGAGCAGATTGTCACCTCATTTAAACTTGAAGGTAATGCTTACATTCTCACAGTTCGTGATGACATGGGCGATGTTCAAGAACTCTATGTTTTAAATCCTCGTAATGTTCGCATTGTACGACCAGCACCAGGTGAGCCACTTATCTATTATGTGCAAATAAAAGATTCACAAGGTACTTATGAGCAGCAACTATCTGCTAGAGAACTTTTGCATATTCCTGATTTTCGTTTGCCTGGTGAGTTCTATGGTCTATCGCCAGTTGCTGCCTGCCGTACAACAATGGGTGCAGTCATGGCGGCTGAAGTTTATGCTGCCTCATATTTTGGAAATGCTGCCAACCCTGGTGGAGTAGTTGAAGTTCCTGGTGAACTTACACAAGAGCAGGCACAAGATATTGGCCGTGATTGGAACATTACTCACACTGGACCGTATCGTGCTGGCAAGATTGGCATCCTTTCAGGCGGTGCCAGCTTCAAGCCGCTAACAATTAACGCCCAAGATGCACAATTGTTGGACACAAGGCGCTTCTCAGTTGAAGAAATTGCCAGAATTTACCGTTGCCCGTTGTCTTTACTAGGCCACCCAGTTGCCGGTGCCATGTCATTTGCATCGGTTGAGGCGCAAAATCTCTCATTTGTGCAGCACTCACTGCGCCCAATCTTGGAACGAATTGAACAATCACTCTCAACTTTGTTGCCAGAGCCTGATGGATTCATTCGTTTTAACCTAGATGCACTACTTCGAGGCACAACTCTTGAGCGCTATGAAGCCTATACAAAGGGATTGCGTGAAGGATTCCTCTCACTCAATGATGTTCACGCTTACGAGGACATGGCACCAATTGAAAGTGGAGATCAATACCGCGTGCCACTGCAAAACATAGATTCAACAGATGCCAAAGATGTTGGCCTCAAGCTGCGTGCAGAGATTGCTGCAAGTCTTATTCAAGTTGGCTTTGACCCTGCGGCAGTTACTAAGGCAGTTGGCTTGCCTGACATGGCGCACACAGGATTGCCTTCAAGTCAGTTGCAACCAATCTCACAAATTGACCCAACAGACCCTGAAGCGGTCTATGAGGTTTGAAGATGAGTGAAGTGAACACAAACGGGGATGTTAAATCAGGGAGCAAAGTGAAAGAAAAAGAACGCCGTACATTTACGGTTAAAGATGTTGAAGCACGTCAGGCTGAAGATGGCACGATGCGCCTGCGCGGATACGCTGCAGTGTTTAATGATACAAGTGTGCCAATGCCCTTTAAAGAATCAATTGCACCTGGTGCCTTTCGCAAGACTCTAAGCGAATCACCAAATGTAGTTTTCTTGGTTAACCATGAAGGATTACCGCTTGCTGCGACCAAGAACGGCACCTTGACACTGACTGAAGATGACCGTGGGCTTTACATGGATGCAATTATTGCTGACACTACACAAGGCCGTGATCTTTACACATTAGTTGAACGCGGTGATGTTGACCAGATGAGTTTTGCCTTTCGTGTTATTCGTCAAAAGTGGAATGAAGATCGCACTGAGAGAACTTTGACGGAAATTAGTTTGGCAGATGGCGATGTTTCAGCCGTGACTTTTCCTGCTTACCCTACAACGTCCATTGAAGCTAGAGAGGCACTACGAATGGCAATCAACGCCGTAAAAGAAGGCCGTGAGATCACAGGCGAATCTTTGACAGTTCTGAACACAATCTTTCAAGACATGAGCGAAGGCCACGATTACATTATGAAGGCCGTTGAAATGATGGCGATGCTCACAGGTGCTGACCCAGAAGAGCCTGCAGTTGAAGAAGAACCTGCAGTTGAAGAAGTGCCTGTTGAGCCTGTAGTTACCGCAGCTCGTTCAATTTCATTGCGTTTAGCAAAGGCAATAATCAACAACACAAAATAAGTTTCTGTTGCATAAGTAACAGAATGAAGTCGGAGCGATTCCCACACCCTTGAAGCGCCGTGGAGAGCAACGCCACCACCTCAAAACACAAACAACTCATTGGAGAAACATGTCAAAGTCATATCTTGATGTTGCTCTTGAGCGCCGTGATGCAGTAAAGGTTGAAATGGATGCAGTTCTTGAGGCAGTAGCCGCAGAATCACGCACCGACCTTACTACAGAGGAAACCGAAAAGGTTGATGCTCTCGTTGAAGAGTCACGCGCACTAGATGCAAAGATTGAAAAATTCACAACACAGGCAGCAGCAGATGCAAAGGTTGCAGAAATGCGCTCATCTGTTGCAGCAGTAATTACACCAAAAGTGGGTGGCTCAATCATTACTAACGAGGCACGCACATACTCAGCACAAGCTGACGTTTCATTCGTAAAGGATGCGTACAACGCACAATTTAAAAATGATTTCGCAGCATCAGATCGTCTTGCACGCCACATGCGCGAAGAATCAATTGAGAACCGCGCAGTAGGAACATCAGCCTTTGATGGTCTTGTGGTTCCACAATACTTAACAGACCTTGCTGCACCTTTTGCACGCGCTGGTCGTCCATTCCTTGATGCTGCTACAAATCCTCACTCACTTCCTGCAAATGGAATGACATTGAACATCAGCCGCATGACAACAGGAACAACAACAGCGATTCAGGCAACAGAAAACTCAGCAGTATCTAACACAGATTCTGATGACACTCTCTTGACTATCAACGTTCGTACAATCGCAGGTCAGCAAGACCTATCACGCCAAGCAATTGAGCGCGGAACTGGAATTGATACATTCATTCTTCAGGACCTCATTCGTTCATGGCACACAACACTTGACAACCAGTGCCTCAACGGTGCCGGTACATCAGGCACAATTCTTGGACTTGCCTCTTCAGGTGGAAATGCAATCACTTACACATCAACTGCACCAACGGTTACACTTCTTTATCCTAAGTTGGCTGATGCGATTCAGCAGGTTCAGACAAACACATATCAGCAACCAACACACTGGATTATGCACCCACGCCGACTTGCTTATTTGTTAGCGGCAGTCGATGGCTCAAACAGACCACTAGTTGTGCCAAATGCACAAGGTCCAATGAACGCATACGCAGCAGGAGCAGGAGCATCCCAATACGGTAACTCAGGTTACTCATTGATGGGTCTGCCAATTGTCACTGATGCAAATGTTGTTACAAATCTTGGAGCAGCAACAAACCAAGATCAGATTTACTGCGTTGCAGCACCTGAAATGCACCTTTGGGAGCAGCCAGGCGCACCGTTTGCGTTGAACTTTGACCAAACAACTGCAGGCAGCCTAACAATCAAGGCAGTTGTGTATGGCTACGCAGCCTTTTCAGCTGGCCGTTACCCACTAGCAGCCTCAATTATTTCAGGCACTGGTTTGGTAGCGCCAACTTTCTAGACGAAAGTTAACAATTGTGTGGTCGGGTTAGTTCCCCCCGATTAGCCCGACCACACTTCTTAAAATAATCGGGGGATTATGAAAAGCGCACATAAAGTTTCTATTGGCTCATGCGACCCAGGTGAAGTCAATGGTGGTTTTGCTTTTAGCTTGATTCAACTGGTTCAATCACGGGCATCTAGACTTGGCCCATTTGTTCGAGTTCAAGGTTCAGGGCTTTTATCTAAATACCGCAATCGCGTTGTGAAACAATTTCTTGAAACCAAGTCTGATTGGCTATTGATGATTGATTCAGATCAGCAATTGCCAGTTCAATCATTTGATAAACTCATTCAATCAGCGCATGAGACAGAGCGCCCAATAATTGCTGGCCTATATTTTGCCAGTTTTGAAACAGGTCATCCTTACCCAAAACCTGTACCAACGATTTACCAAGACACCACTGAAGGCTTTTTGCCATTGCACAATTACAATAAAAATTCATTGTTTGAAGTTGATGCTGCCGGTACTGGATGTTTGCTCGTTCACCGCAGCGTTTTTGAAGCCATGCGTGATAAGTGCGATGCCAACCAAGGGAAAGATTGGGCTTGGTTTTGGGATGGACCCATTGACGGTGAATGGATTGGCGAGGATTTGCTTTTCTGCCGCCGTGTTCGTTCCCTTGGCTTTCCAATTCATGCGCACACAGGGGCAATTTTGCCTCACTACAAATCCTATTGGCTAGATGAACGGCAGCACGATTTATGGAACGCCTAAAAAAGATTTTGAAAAAGAAACCCTTGAAGAAGGAATCAGCAACTGCCATTCCGCAGCTTGAAAAGGCGATGCTGCCTAAAGTAGAAACGAGAGTAAAGCGTGGCAATCACTAACGGATATTGCACCCTCAATGATGTTAAGTCAGCCCTTAATCTTGAAGATGCGGCAGAAAACTCTGCAATTGAGATGGCCATTGCAACTGCCAGCCGTCAAATTGATGATTACTGCGGCAGATTCTTTTACACAGATGGCACTGGTGGTGCGCCAGCAACTCGTTATTACACACCAACAGACTGGTGGGATTTACCTGTTGACGATTTCACAAGCCTTACAGAGATTGCAACAGATGATCAATTCAATCAAACGTACACAACCATTTGGGAAACAACTGACAGAGTATTTGAACCAGTCAACAACCCTTCCCGTGGGTGGCCATTAACCCGTATTTTGGCAGTTGATTCTTATTTCTGGCCTCGCTTTATCCCGCAATCTGTTCGAATCAAGGGCATCTTTGGTTGGAGCGCAGTGCCGTTTGAAGTAAAGACTGCAGCAAAGATTCAGTCCTCACGCCTTTTCCTGCGTAATCAGTCACCGTTTGGTATTGCTGGCAACACTGATTTGGGAACAGTGCGCCTAGCAGCCAAGTTAGATGCTGACGTTGAGGCGCTACTTCGCCCACTACGCAAGAACAATGGCTTGGCCGTTTGATGCAGCCAACACTTGTACGCAAGGGCTTGAAGGCAAACCTTGAAGCAATCCCAGGCATGAGAATTTACGAGCTAATACCAACACCTGCCGTTGCACCTGCTGCAATCGTTGGCCAGTTGGACTTCACATTTGATTTAAACAATGCCCGTGGACTAGACCAGGCAAACCTTGACGTTGTGGTTCTGGTTCAGCGTTTTTCAGAACGATCAGGCCAGAACGATCTTGATAAGTATCTTGCAGGTTCTGGAGATTACTCAATCAAGGCAGCAATTGAATCTGATTTAACCCTGGGTGGAGCCTGCAGCACTTTGAGAGTGACTGCAGCTCAAGCAGGCACCTATTTATCAGGAGATATTGAGTTTCTTTCATACCGCTACAACCTCACAGTGTGGGGATAGGAGAACAAATGAACTACACAGTCACATCAGATGTATTCACCCCAAAAGAAAAAGGTGGGTCAATCACCGAAAAAGAATTGCTTGAACTAGGACTCAACATTGATGCCCTAGTTGCAAGTGGACACATCAAAAACAACGCAGCAATCAAACCAGCAGAGGAAGTAAAATAATGCCACGCATCGTTCTTACAGATGTTTCAGTCACAGTAAATGCAATTAACCTAAGCGAGTTTTTGACCAGCGTAACACTTACAACAAGTGTGGACGTGGTAGAAACTACAGGAATGTCAACTGCAGGAGCTAAAACTCGTCAGTCTGGATTGAAAGACAATTCAGTGACACTTGAATTTAACCAGGATTTTGCAGCAGCAGGTCCTGAAATAACAGTCAACGCAGTTGGCGCATCACTTCTTGGTACAACTGTTCCTATTGTAATCAAGCCAACATCAGGTGCAGTCAGTGCGACAAATCCCTCATACGCGTTCAATGCCGTTTGTTCAGAGTGGCAAAATCTTCAAGCTGGCGTGGGCGAATTGTCCACGATTTCTTGTTCATGGCCCATCACAGGCGCTATTACAAAAACAGTTGCATAAATGCCACGCCTTGTTCTCAATAACGCCTATGTGCTATTTGCAAGCAACGACATTTCGGAGTTTGTGACACAGATAGAATTGAAAACAAGCGTGGACATTATTGACACAACTCGAATTGGCTCGCAGTCAAGGACACGTCAGGCGGGCGTTTTTGATAATTCTGTCACGTTTCAATTCAATCAGGATTATGCAGACAATGCTCTTGAAGAACTCATAAACGGTACTTCAATGGCAACTACCACTGTTGGAACGACAGTTGCCATGCAGATCAGGCCAGTCAATGCCGCAGTAAGTGCAAGCAATCCCAAATACAGCTTCAACGCCGTTATCACCGAATGGCAATCGGTATCTGGTGAATTGGGTGCCTTGGCCACGGTTCAGGTTTCGTGGCCGATCTCAGGCAACATAACAAAATCAATCACATAAATATAAGGGGGAAAAGATGGACGGGTTATCAGTTAAAGTAAAAATGGTGGATGGCTTTGAGGCTTCATATAAATTAACGCCACGCATCATTGTTGCATTTGAACAGAACTTTGGCGCAGGTATGCCGAAACTATTGGGGGAGCAGCAAAAGGTAGAACACATTTTTTGGTTAGGGTGGAAAGCCCTGCAGACTAACGGCGTTGTGGTTAAAGTTTTTGGGCCTGAATTTTTAGACACCCTTGTAAGCGCAGAACTGGATGCTGATAGTTCTTTCGAATCCACCGCAACAGCCTGACCTACACGATTGCAGCCGTTGCGGTTGAGACAGGAATACCCGTCAGCGATTTGTTAGATGCACCTGAAGGAATCCTTGAAGCAATCACGATTTATATGAAGGAAAGAGCTAAATCAAATGGCTGATGAGATTATTGTTCTCACAGGTATAAAAGAAACACTTGATGCCTTGGCAAAGTTTGATAAAGCTGCAGTTGCACGTTTTAACAAGGTGATCAACGATGAACTCTCTGGCGCTTTGACAGAGGCTAGAGGCTTGATTCCCCAAGACCCGCCTATGAGTGGTTGGCGCAAGTCAGATGCACTCAATCCAACTGGCACGCGTGGCGGTAAGGGGTGGCCAGGCTGGGATGCAAGCAAAATTCAGGCTGGAATTACAAAGTCAAGAGCAGAACGCAGAGTTCGCAGTGATTACACAACAAGTGCTGGAGCGTTGAAAAACGCTTACTCATCAGGTGCAATTTTTGAAGTTGCAGGACGTAAGAAAACACGCGCAAGCACTAAGGCTGGTCAGAATTTCAAAGATGTCCTTGAAGAAAGATTTAAACCTGCTTCACGCCTTATTTGGCGTGTCGTGGATAAGGACCGCGCACGAATTGAGGCCAATGTTGCCCGCGCACTTGAAGAAGCAAAGGCAGAATTGCAAAAGAATTTAAACGGGAAGCAGGCTTAGAATATGGCATTAGGCGCAGTTGTCGCTCGTATCCTCACGCAGTATTCTGACAAAGGTTCCAAGGCTGCGGCAAAAGATATTGCAAAACTTGGCAAATCTTTTGACAATTTTGCAAAGAAATCAGCCAAGGCATTTGGTGTTGCAGCAGCAGCGGCGGCAGCCTTTGCAGTTAAAATTGGCAAGGATGCAGTTCAGGCTGCAATTGCAGATCAGAAATCTCAGGCTCTGCTCGCCAACTCTTTACGCAACACAGTTGGTGCAACTGATAGTCAAATTGCTAGTGTAGAAAAAAACATTACGGCCCTTCAAAAGCAATTTAAGGTAGTTGATGATGAGTTGAGGCCCGCGTTTGGTCGGTTGACTGCCGCATTTGGTTCAACCACAATGGCAAATCAGGCTATGCAGGTTGCTCTTGATGTTAGCGCCTTTGCAACTGTTGATTTAGCAACTGCAACAAATGCGATAATTAAGGCAAGCCAAGGTCAATTTACGGCACTAAAGAAACTTGTCCCTGGTATTGGCGCAGCAACATTGGCCACAAAAGACTTTGGCAAGATCACAGATAAGGTAACAAAGATTGTTGGCGGCGCTGCGGCCGTTCGTGCTGAAACCTTAGAATATAAATTGGCAGGTTTAAGAATTGCCTTTGGGGAAATTTTAGAAACTTTAGGGTATGCGCTTTTGCCAGTCCTTCAGACGTTTGCAACGACCATCACTACACGCATATTGCCCGCACTTGAGGCTTTTGTTGCCGCTAATCAAGAAAAGTTGGCAGCATCATTTGCAGTTGCGGCAGAGTTTGCGGTGAAATTTCTTGATGTTGCAATTAAATTTGGTGATTGGGTGGTTAACAACACTGGAGCTGTAAAAACTATTGCAGCACTTATTGCGGGCATGTTCGTTATCAATAGTGTTGCAGTATTTATTGCATCACTTGCAACAATCTCCGCTGCACTTGTTGCACTACGCGCCCTTGCAACGACCACTGCAATTGCATTGTCATTTGGAACAGGTGGTTCGTCTGCTATTGCTGGTGCAGTAGGGGCTGCGGCAATTGTTGCAGCAGTTGGTGGTTCATACGCGGTGAACAAATATGGTGAATCATTACGCAAGGCACCTGATACAAAAACAAACCGAAGAGGCTTTGTTCCACGCGGTAATGAAAACAACCGCGATTTTAGTGTTACACCTGTAACAAGTGCGCTTGACAAATTTACAACAGGTTTGAACGATGCGACAAAGGCAATGAAAGACAAAGCAATCAATGAGGCGGCTGCAAAGAAAAACCTTGCACGCCAGGCAACTCTTTCAGGCTCATCAACAATTGCAATTGGCGCAAGCGGTTCTAAATCCTTTGGCAACAGAGGAATGAACGTGAGTGTCAATGTTGCGGGTTCAGTGACAACAGAGAACGATCTCATCACCGCAATCGCTGATGGACTAGAGCGCACATCACGCCGTAGTCTTGGTGGCACTAGATTCGCAACGGTCATAAAATAATGGCAGCATTTGACGGCATCACCTCGCCTGAAGTCACTGTTCAATTATTAAAGAGTGGCACATTCGTCACAGTTGACACTGCCGATGTGATCAGCATAAACATTAGGCGTGGTCGCACTCGACAAAATGAGCGCGACCAATGCGGCACATCATTTGTGGTTTTGAATAACACAAGCGGCATATATGACCCTGATGACACTGACCCTGCAAACCCTTATGTTGTGGGCGGTGTGAGCATCTTGCGTGATGGGTTAGATATGCGCGTTGTGGCGACAATTGGCGGCGTTTCCTACAATCTCTACTACGGCTTTTTGGAAACACTACGAGTTGACCAAGGCGAAGCGCCAGCAGTCACAATGACATTTGTTGACGGTATCGCCTACATTGCCGATGCGCAGGCACCGGCCCTTTCAGTTGCTGCCAATGCCGAAACTGCTGCCACTCGCGTTGGCCGTATGTTGGACATTGTTCAATGGCCATCAGGTGCCTCACGCTCACTAACAGGAACAGTGGGGATGCTTGCCACTGTTCAAAATCAATCTTGTATGGCAATGATTTACCAAGCAGTTGATTCAATTGCAGGGCGTTTCTATATCTCACGCGATAATGTTGCAACCCTTGTGCCTTTGGCTGATAAGTTCTCACGCCCAACACAGTTACTTTTTACCGATACAGGGGCAAGCAATACGGTTGGCTATATGGAATTGTTCACCAATCCTGGCACTTACTATGTGGTCAATCAAGCAGTAATCAATCGCACCAATACCACAAACCAATTCACTTCTTTGTATGAGCCAAGTGAGGCTGCATACGGCATTGCAAAGGCCGTTATTGATGCACCTGTTGCAACAGATTCCAACGCTCAAAATCTAGCTCTGTATGAGTCACGCAAATTGGCTGACCCTTTAACCTATGTTGAGCGCATTGACTTCAACGCCTTGGCACTTGCCACAAATGGTGCCTTGTATCCTGATTTTCTATCAACTGAATTAGGCGATCAGATAAGTGTTGTGCGATCAGGCAAGCAATTTAATCTAGTTGTTGAAGGTATGGCTTTCTCAATTGTGCAAAACAATTGGATGATGAGCTATACAACAAGTGCCATCAATCCTTACTCGATCACAATTTAGGGGGTAACAGATGCCATTATGTCCACAAATTACTAACACCCCTATTACCGTTGTTTTGAACTCAGACTTCACAGTGACTAGCGTGATTCCTGTTCTGCCTGCGACCACAACTCAGGTAAATACCGCCCTTGCAGATGCAACTGCAGCCCAAGCGGCTGCGGCATCTGCACTTGCTCAAGCAAACACGGCTTACACCGCCGCCATTGGTTCACTTCAGCCAAGTGCAAACACCATCGTCAATGCAAGCAATCAGATGACTGCCATAAACGGTGGCGGCATCACAGTCTTTTCGGGCGCATCGGCAACATCGGGTGCGCGTGTAGTTCTTAATTCAACAGGGCTTGCGGGTTTTAATTCATCAAGCACTGGCCCTGGCGATGGTGCAACCTTTTCAATCAGCGCATCAACGGGTGCAGCAGTATTTTCAGGCACCGTGACAGGTGCCAGCATTACGGCATCAACTATGAACATCGGTGGTAACGCCATCATTGATGCAAGCGGATTCTTGACGGCTACAGGTGCCACAATTACAGGCACAATCACGGCAACAAGCGGTTCATTTACTGGAACAATTACTTCAACAAACGGCACAATCGGTGGCTTTGCTATCACACCAACCTACATTGGCAACGCTGCCGCGACTTTTTACATCAACAGTTCAAATGGCAATGCGCAGTTCAACAATCTATTTATCAACGCTGCATCAGGAACTACAGGTATCACACTCAGCAATGGTGGCAATATCAGTATGAATGGTGGCGCTCTTAATATGGCCACCGGCAACATTAGCAGCGCGGGAACAGTTGGTGCTTCAACAATCACATCAAGTGGAACCATTACCGCAACTGGCAACATTGTCGCAAATGGCGATGTCAATCTGGGTGCTTCATCTGAACTTCGAGTTCCTTTTGCCTACAACACGACAACAAGCAACTCAGCAAACGTTTTTATCACCTCAACTGGTCAATTTCGCCGTTCTTCTTCATCTATACGTTACAAGGAAAACATTGTTGACATCAGCCATGTGCCTGAGTTAGACCCAAAGAAGCTGCTTGCAATCCCTGTTCGCGCCTTTATGTATAAACAAGGCTCAATTGAGGCAGGCGATGACAGAGAAGCAACACTTGTTCCTGGCCTTATTGCTGAAGAAGTAGATGCAATCTATCCGCTAGCCGCAGAGTATTCAGATGGGCGTGTTGAAAATATAAATGATCGCGCCATCTTGGTAAACCTTTTGGCACTGGTTCAAGACTTATACAAGGAAATTGCAACGCTCAAGGGGGAGTAATGGACAAAGAAGTTGACATCCAAGAAGTCTTAAAGAATATGCGCGAAACAATCGGCGCACTAGCTCAAGAAAATGCAGTTCTCAAAGCACAACTCACACAAGCCACTGACTAAGAACGGGAAACCGCGCACATGACCCCATCAAATTGGGCAGCACTTATTGTTTCAATCATTGCAATTGTCAGCGCCTTTGCAGGCTCTGTCAGGTGGTTGGTCAAGCATTACCTCATTGAACTTAAACCCAACTCAGGCTCAAGCCTGCGTGATGCGGTCAATCGACTTGAAGCGCAGATGCAGATTGTGCTTGATCTAGTGAGCAAGAAGTGAAGGCAACACCTGCGGCAGTGGCGGTGCTACGCCAGGCCACCGCCTTACGGCCACGGCGCAAGAAAGCATCTGATGGACTCTTGCCATCTGCAGCCCACCTTGTACAAAATTCAAAGTCTGATCACAACACTGGCCTTGCAGTTGACATTACACATGACCCTGCACACGGTATTGATGCCGCAGAAATCTTTGAGCAGTTCAAGAAAGACCGCAGAGTTTCCTATTTAATTTACAATGGCCAGATATGGTCACGCGCCAAGGCTGCACAAGGAAACCGCAAATATGATGGTTCAAATAAGCACATCAAGCACCTTCACATTTCAATTATTGAAGAGTTTGCAAACGATGACTCACCTTGGTTTTGGTGGATGAATCAACCTAACAAAGTGAACAAGTTAGTTGCAAAGACAATTCCACTTGCTAAAAAGCAAGCCTACAAAGAAAAGGATTGACAATGGAACAACTCAAGCAAATCGGCCTTACATGGTTTCGCGCAGCAGCAGCAGCAGCAATTGCACTTTATCTTGCAGGCGAAACTGATCTAAAAACTTTGGGAATGGCAGCCATTGCAGGTGCCGCAGGTCCAATTCTAAAATACCTAGATTCATCAGCTACAGAATTTGGCAAAGGCTCAAAGTAATCCACCCCTGATTTGGAGCAAAACACATGGCAGCAGGCACACTAGATTTCACGATTGAACAAGGGGCAACTTTCAACCTTCTCTTGACGTGGGAAATCAACAATGTTTTGGTCAATTTAACTGGTTACACCGCACGCCTTGCAGCTCGCGTTGATGTTGAAGATACTGAAGTCATCCTTTCTTTAACAACTACCAATGGCGGCATCACTCTTGGCGGTGCCGCAGGCACAATCAGCCTTAATCAGACTGCAACACAAACTGCGCTATTGCCTGCCGGCACTTATGTTTATGATCTTGAATTGGTTGCAAGCAATGCAACAGTTACACGCTTGGTGCAGGGTGAGCTACTCATCAGCGCAGAGGTGACTCGATGAGTTCAGTCATTTATGTATCTTCAAGCACAACCGATGTTATTGCTGAAATTGCCTCAACTGCTGAAGTAATCATTTCAAACCTGCAAGGCCCACAAGGTGCATCAGGTCCTGCAGGTGCAACAGGTCCTGCAGGTTCAACAGGTGAAACAGGTGTAAGTGGCCCCGCAGGTGTCACAGGCCCAACAGGACCAACAGGTGTAGTAGGACCAACAGGTGTAGTAGGACCAACAGGTGTGACAGGTCCAATTGGTGTCACAGGTCCAACAGGTGTTGTTGGTGCTACAGGCCCGCAAGGTATTCAGGGAATCCAAGGCGCAGTTGGCGTTACAGGTCCAATCGGTGCAACAGGTCCACAAGGTATTCAAGGCGCGGTTGGCGTAACGGGCGCAGTCGGTGCAACGGGTGTAACAGGGCCACAAGGTATTCAAGGCGTGGTTGGTGTAAGTGGAGCGACAGGGCCTCAAGGCGTTGAAGGTCCAACAGGTGTAACAGGCCCAATCGGTGCAACAGGACCAACAGGTGCTGCCTCAACAGTTCCTGGCCCAACAGGTGTAACAGGCGGCGTTGGTGCAACGGGTGCTACAGGTCCAATTGGTGTTACAGGCCCAACAGGTCCTGCAGGTGCAACAGGTTCAACAGGTGCTACGGGTGCCGATGGTGGCAGTGCTAACTATTATGACTATCTTGCAGACACAACTGCAACATCAGGTGCGCCCGCAAATGGCGATATTCTTTGGAACAATGCAACACAGATTTCTGCAACACAAATCAACATTAGCCATATCAACTCAGATGGTGTTGACGTTGACATTTTCTTAGCTCTGATCAAAACAGGTGACGTGATCATTGTTCAAGATAAAAACCTGTCTGATAACTTTCAAAAGTTCACAGTATCTGCAACACCGACAATGCTCACAGGGTATATTACAGTTCCCGTTACGCTCACAACATCAGGTGGAACGGGAACAACTAACTTTGCAAACAATCACGCACTTATTGTGGCAATTGTTTCAACAGGTGTTGTGGGTCCAACAGGTCCTGTAGGTGCAACGGGCGCTACAGGGCCAATTGGTGCCACGGGCGTTACAGGTCCAACGGGTGTTGTAGGTGCCACGGGCGCATCAGGTGCTGATTCAATCGTTGCAGGACCAACAGGCCCACAAGGTGTTGTTGGTGCTACAGGGCCAACAGGTCCACAAGGTATTCAAGGTGTTGTTGGCGTTTCAGGTGCAACAGGGCCGCAAGGAATCCAAGGTGTAGTTGGAGCAACAGGGCCGCAAGGTGTAACGGGTGATGTTGGTGCAACAGGGCCTGCAGGTGCAACGGGTGCTACAGGACCGCAAGGCATCCAAGGTATTCAAGGTGATGTTGGCGTTACAGGACCCGTTGGCGTTACAGGGCCGATTGGTGCAACAGGTGCAACAGGACCTGCAGGCATTGATGGTGTTACAGGTCCAACAGGACCAACAGGACCAACAGGTGCAAATGGTGCCGTAGGTGCAACAGGACCCGTAGGTGCAACAGGCACTGCCGGTGCCGTTGGTGCAACAGGTGCAACTGGCCCTGCGGGTGCTACAGGACCGCAAGGTGCAACAGGACCCGTTGGAGCTACAGGTTCAACTGGCGCTGCAGGTGCCACGGGGGCAACAGGGGCAACAGGCCCATCAGATTTCACAATGGTCATCATCGGCGCGTTCTAAAATGGAGAAAAACTAATGCCACAAACATCAAAGGCACTCTTTCGAGGCGCTGCAACTACAACAACAACCACACTTCTTTATACGGTGCCAGCATCAACAACGACTGTTGTTACTGACATTGTGGTAACTAACACGGCGGGTGCAAGTGGTTCATTTACTATTGCACTCAATGATGTAT